TTGCATTTGTTGCATTTTGTGTTTGAATACTTGATGCTTTTTCTAAATTTTCGGAATTTTTGTTAGGATATTCTCCTGTTTTCTGAAATTCTCTCAATAATTTTTTTTGTTCTTTTGTTAAAGATCCAGTTCCTTTGGAAAGATCAATTCCAAGTTTTATTGCCATTTCTTTCGTAATTCCAATTTGTTTCTTTTCCATTTTATTAAAATAATAATTTATAATAAATTCAATATTCTATTTTTTTAAAAAAATATTATTCAAAGTTACTTATGCTTGAATTCATATTTTAAAAAACATTGATTCATTTTAACGAACCAAAAAAATTTAAATCTATAATTTTTTAAAAAAATATTTATTAAAAAATATTTATTAATGATGATTCGTTCTATTTTTGTTAATAGTTGATATATAATACATTATAAAATATATTAATAAAATTGATTTTTTTAATAAAAAAATTAATTAAAAAATATTTTTATGTTTTTAAACTTTCAGAATATTTTATGTTTGGTATGATTAGAGGAAATTTTCGATAAACGTTCGAAAAAATAATTAAATTTTTAAAAGAAAAATATGCCACCACCACCACCACCATCAAATAATAATGAAGATCGACAAGCTTTACTTGCTGGAGTTTGGATCGGAACCATATTCATAATTGGAATTTGGATTACACTTTTAGTTTTAACCTGTGTTTACGTCTTTATCAATAGTTCTCTTGGAAAGAAAATGGTCGATGAACAAAGAGCTCGATCAATGAGAACTGGAATAGTTAACCAATAAAAAGACAAGAAATTTGATATAATTTTATTGTAATAAATCTTCATTTTTTATTTTGTTACAAGATATAATAAATGATTCAGATATAAAATCGTTTCCAATATGATTAATTTCTTTTTCATTTTGTTTAGCTTTTTCATTTAACCATATATAACATAAAATACTAATTTGCTCCCATCCTATTCCATCATAACATCCATCTTCATTTTCATTTGAGCTCCAAATAATTGGTAATTTTATTAATTGCTCATCAACAAAATCCTTAATAAGAATTAATTTATTATCAACAACCTGATTTTTATCGATTTCTTCAATAATAAATTCGCTATTAAGATTTGAAGTTATAAATTGATTATGAATGGATTCTTTATTTGGAATTGATTTTCTATTTTTTTGATTATTATTATTATTATGTTCTAATAAACTTTTTCTTCCAAAAAACCAAAGTATTGTTAATTTATTTTCTTTTTTATTCCAATTTATATTTTCGATTTGATTCCATGGAATAAATAAATCTTTCAAATCCTTCGGTATAATATTTTTCTTTAATTTAGATTCAAATAAAATTTCCTTTTCTGATTGATAAATAAAATTTATACAAAAACAAAGTCTTCCAAACCAATTGAAATATTTTTCGGTTTTTAATAAATTAAAAAATGGAAATATGCTAAATATTTCCATTTCATTTTTCATTTCTTCCAATTTATATTCAACAACATTAGATTTATAATGATATCTCAAATCCCATTCTCTTCTTATATAAATTGGAGGTCCAGGTGGCAAATCTTTTGGATCAATACAATAAGATGAATTTTTTGAGCTATTTCTTGAAATATTTTTTGAATCAGCTTTTGATGATATTTGAAAACTTGCATTTTTTGAATTAGATTGAAAGCTATTATTTATAGAAGATATGTCTTCAGCTATTTTATTTTTTTTTGGATTTTCTCTTATCACAAATTCTTCTTCATCAAAAAAACAATTTTCATTAAAAAGAGAAGATTCGTTTGATTCGTTTGATCCTTTTTTATTTGATTGTTTATCAGCATTTTTGATTATTGGTTTATGTTTAGGTATAATAAAATCTTCCATCTTAATTTGTATATAATAAATTTTATGAATGAGCTCCCACAATTTAATTAAATCAATATTTTAAATAATAATTTAATTAAATTAAATCAATATTTTTAAATGTAAAAAAAATGCTTTTAAATGAAAAATATAATTTTATTAAAATTCTCCCTCATATAATGTTACTCCTTGATTAATCATATTTTCTTCCAAACTTTCTTCTATAATTTTATTTTGTTGTTTATCCTTTTCTTGATGAATCTTTTTACTTTCTTTTTTATCTAATTGTTGTGATTTTCTCTTTTTTTGTTCTGGTGTATCAATAATAAATTCTAAATCTTGCACTTGTTTCTTTGGATCTTGTTTTTGTTGAGTTTTTTGCTTTTTTGGTGGGGTATCTATATCATGATTATTATCATATTCATCTATTTCAATAACTGGATGATTATTTTGTTGATTATTTTGTTGATTATTTTGTTGATTATTATTCTGATAATTATTATTTTGTTGATTATTTTGTTGATTATTTTGTTGATAATTGTTTTGACGATTATTATATTGCTGATTATTGTTATTTTGTTGATTTAATGATTTATCTACTAATTTTATTCCATGAATCCATTTTGCTGATCCGAGTTTTCCATCGTCATCTTTTCTTATTTCTCTTCTTACTTCTAAACCAAATCTTTCAAGAATTGGTTTATAATAAGATTCTATCCAAGTCGGAAATCTAAATCTTCTTGATTCACAATATGTTCTTAAAACTGCTATAAATTTTTGTTCTTCAACGCAACTATGATCTTTCTTTTCTACATAAGATTCATCTGATAAAAATGTTTTTAATGGATCAGATCCAGATATTAAAGTTGATACAGCTTCTTTAACTTCTAATGGAGTTTTTTGCCAAACATCATTACTTCCACATATATCTACAAATTCTCTATATGCTCTCGTGGTTACTTGTAATATTTTTGATAATTCAGAACTTAGATTTGATCTAAATTGTGTTTGAATTGAAATTGCTCTTATTGCTTTTGAAAAATGAAATAACATAAATCTTTTTTCAAGTGCAAAACCATCATTTTTCCATAATGCAGGTAAAACATTACATGCAAATATCATTGGGCATGTTGGAATTAAATCAACTGCTCTTAATCTTTTAATTGGTATTTTTAATATTTCTGATGTAACAATTGATTTAAAATCATTTATATCCATTTGAAAATCCTTTCCAATTTCTGTACCAACAATAGTAAATGTATTACCATCATTAAATAAACTTTCTAATCCAAATTGTTTTTCTATACGATTACTTAAAACTCCTATATTTTGTTGTGGTATAATTTCTTTAATTGGTCCTAATATTGTACTTTTTGCACTATTTGAAACACCATATAATATAACAGCTACTTGAAAATTTTCTCCATAACAATCTCCTAAAGAAAAGAAACTTCTTCCATACATTGCTTTAAAGAATTCTTTAACATGTGTACTAAATTCTTGTTTATCCAAAATATCATCAAAACTTTTTAATTCAATATCTCTCCAATCTTTTATATGAGTACAATCTTCAAAATTTCTATCAATATAATTCATAGAACATATAGATGTAAATTGATTTAATTTTGATTTTTCATCTGATTTTGAACTTGTCATATCTATATTTCCATTAACAATATTCTCTATTTCTATATCAACTTCTTCGGTTTCATTTTGTTGTGAATTGTTTGTACTATTTATAACTGCTGCAAATATTTGTGTTCGCGAATCGTGTGGTAAAGGCTTATGATACATATTATTTATATATGATTGATTTCTTGAAGAAGATGGCGTTGAATCTCTAGATTCATATTGTTTTCTTTTTACATATTGTTTATATAATTCTGCCTTTCTTACTGTTGATTCTTTTTCGTAATTTGCTAATTTTTCAATTTGTTCATAAAATTTTTTCTTATTTAATTCAATACTTTCATAAGAATGAAATGAATTATCTAAAATATTATAAACACCATTTTTCCAAGAAACTAAATATCTTGAAGGTATTATTTTTGGAAAAAATGCAGTATTTAATTTTTCCAATAATCTTATTGTTGCTGTAATATTTTTTATTCCACCATCTGTCATATCCATAAATTCCCTATGTTGTGTAAACATATTTGGTGCATTATATACAAAATCTTCAATAGTTGTATATTTTTTCCAAGCATATGTAAATTTTCCATTTGAATAAATTGGTTCATAAATATCACTTCCATGTTTTCTCAATTTCCTTTTTTTCAATTGATAACAACAAAATTGAAAAAATTTATGAAAAGAACTCATAGATGCACTATCATATTTTGGTGTACATTGATATAATCCAATAGATGTTTCAACACCATTAAAATAATTATGATCTTTATTCCAAATATATTGGAAATATCTCATAAACATTTCAGTTAATTCACATATATCGCATGTTAATGAATAAAATCTTTCACCATAAACATTATCTGTTTCTTTCATCAATCCTCTAACTAGAAATTGCATTTGAAGTGCAATAAAAGGCAAAAATGCTTTTTTATCAACAATTTCTTGAATATAAGATGGTTCTAATCCAGATATATCACCTAATCCTAAATTTCTTTTAACTAATTCAATTATATTATTAGGTGTATGATCAGCAGGTTTCCAAAATTGTTCAAATGCTTTTAATGATTTTTCAAGTAATACTTCATTCCAATTATTTGTTATAGTCGGATCATCCATATTTTCCAACAAATCAACAATTTTATGATAAAATTGCATACCAATCATACGTATAGTTTCTGGATCATTCAAATTTTCCAATTGTTCTCCAATATTTCCTTCATCTTCATCCTCTTCTTCTTCGTCTTCCTCCTCATTATTAACATTATTATTAATATTATTATTAATATTATTATTAACATTATTATTAACATTATTATTAACATTATCTCCTTCTTCATTTTCTTCATTTTCTTCTTCTTCTTCAATATTATTTTCTTCATCATCTTCTTCTATATTTTCTTCATTTATAAGATTATTTGAGTTTTCATTTTGTTTTTCATTTATAATAGATTGTTTTGTTCTTAATCTTTTAAATGGCATATTTAGTGATTTTGATGATTCATTATCGAAATCCAAAATTAATTCATTATCATCAATGGAAGTTTCTAAAATGAATTAAATTATTTAAAATAAAAATGAATATAATTACCTTCTTTTTGTGATGAAATTTCATTTTTTCCAAAATTTATTTTTGGAGTTTTTAAATTTTGTTTTTTTTGAATATTAGAATCTGATTTTGTTTTTTCAATATTCGCTAATTTTTTATTTATTAAAGGAATTTCTTGACTATATAAAGAAGTGTCATGGTTATCACTTTCATCATTTTCATCTTCTTGTTCATTTTGATCAATGTCTTGGTCATCAGATAGAGTATCATCTAAATTTTCATCTTGCTTATTTTTTAATTTAGAAGATAATGAAAGATCTTGATTAAGATCAAAATCTACAAATTGTTTATCCGATGTTAAAATTTCATCTTCATCAAATCCTTCTTCCATTTTTTTTATATATAATGATTTTTCTCAAAGAAAAGATATTAAAAAATTACAAATTTTAATAAAAGATAAATAATAAAAAACGATATTTAATTTTTAATATATTTTTGAAACTTCTTGGAAAAATTTTAAAAAGAATCGAACTTTATATTTTATATTTTTTTTTAATGGCATTTTTTATTTTTAATGAAAAAAGTCCTTTATTAATTTTTTCATATATTATAAAAATAAATGATTAATAATTTCAATTATTGATTTAAAAAATATTTTATTAATTTTATAAATTATTTAAATCATTTAAATAAAATTTCGATTATGAAATTTTAAATCATTTAAAATATTTGTTTTTTTCGATAAATTTGTTTTTTTTCTTATTTTAAAAATCTTCAAAACAAGTTTTGAAAGAAAAACTTTTTTTGATATATTTTCAATTTATTAGTTTTTTAAAATAGATCTTTTGATCGGCTTTTTCAACAAAACTAGAAAAAATTTTATAATAGAAATATAAAAGATCAAGACTTTTTATATTATAAATTTTTTTTTTGGTATTTTTATTTAAAAGTTCAACGAAGAATATTTTTTTTAATAAGTGGAATTCCAGTCTTTAAAACAAGTTTGTAATTATGTAAATTTTTTGATCCTTGATCAAAGAAAAATAGAATTTATTACAGGAAATAATATTAAACAATGGAAGAAATATTAAAATCAACAATTTTGAAAATCAACAATTCAAATAATTCAAATAATTCAAATAATTCAAATAGAATTAATTCCGAAGAAATGAATTCTAAAACTATTGAAGCAAGTTGTAGTTCAGATACATCTATTGATGATATAGAAAAGAATTTATTAAAATTAATTGAGCCTACTAAAGTTAAAACAGATAAATGGTGGTTAAAAAATGAAGATTATTATCAGAAATTTAGAGATATATTTCAAAAATGGTTATATTTGCCTTTTGAATTAGAAAGCTATTTTGGAATAAAAGATGATAAATTCAATTATGGAATAACTAAAGAACAATTTACATCAGGATATTCATTAATTTCAAGTAAAAAAAATGAATGGATACAATTAAATCAAAAATGTTTGAAAACTACTGAATTACAATTTGAAAATGGTGTAAGATTATCGAGAGAACAAAAAGAAACATATTATCATCAACAAATTAAATCAGTTATAAAGACTATAAATAATATGGATGAAAAAAGTCCAGTAGATATTCGAATCGTATTAAATTTAGAAAAAGATGTAAAAGATGTTAGTTTAGGATCAACTCCAATACCTGATTATATTCGATATAAAAATAGAATTTGTTTTAAACATTTTCAATATCCATTAGAAATACATTTTACAACAATAGTAGAAGGAAAAACATTTGAAGAAGCTTCATCATCGAAAAAAATATATTCAATAGAAATTGAATGGCAAAAACCATTGAATTTTACACCATCAAGAGAATCAATAGAAAAATATAATAATACCATACCATTTTTCTTCGAGATATTAACAATATTTATAAAGAAATTTAGAGAAATTTCTAATCAAAAACAACATAGTTATGCAACAAAAATACATTATATGGAAAATCCAATTCAAGTACCTAATCAAAGAAAACCTCAATTAAATGATATGCCAAGAAAGCAAATTAAAAATTTTGAATCATCAACCAAGAAAATATCCGAAACAATTTCTCCAAAAACTATCATTCCAACTGCAAAATTAATTACGAAAACTGAAGTTAAAAAAAAGAGATCTTCGAAAAAATTAGAAGAATCTGATTCAGAAAGTGAAATAGATAAAGAAGAAAGTGAATCTGAACCTAATGAAAAAATAATTCATAAAAAAATTAATAATAAACATGATGATGACGAAGATGATGACGAAGATGAAGATGAATCTGATGAAGATGAATCAATATCTAAAATATCTAAAAAAAAGAAAAAAGAAAAAAATAAAAAAACTAAAGAGCCAAAAACTAAGAAATTAAAAAAGGAAAAAGAGCCAAAAGAATCAAAAGAACCAAAAGAATCAAAAGAATCAAAAGAATCAAAATTAAAAAAGGAAAAAGAACCAAAATCTAAAAAAGAATCTAAAAATAAAAAGGAAAAAGAATCTAAATTAAAGAAAATAAGTAAAAGTGATATAATCAAAATAACTCCAGTTGAAACAAATATAATAGCAACTATTGATAATAATAAGAAACCAATTAAAAGGAGTGAATTGAAAACATTAATTGATGAATCATCAGAAAAAATAGAACAAACCAAAAAAGTAAAAAATGCAGAAGACGAATTATTGAAAAAAATTAATTTTGAACCAAATCCATTTTCTAATTTATCATTACAACAACAACAAAATTCAATAATTAATAATAATAATAATTCTACATCAAATGAGAAATCTTTATTGGAAAATTTAAATCCACAGGAAAATATCAAATTAACTAAACAAAATATTGTTATAGAATCAATTGTAAATCAAAATCATCATATTCAAAGGGAACCTATTCCAATAACTTCACTAATAATTGAAATGGATAATATAAATACATCTGGTAAAGAAATAATAAAAGATATTAGATCTGGATTAGGATCTAAATCACCAGATTATGGTCCTAAAGATTATCCAAATGAAGAAAATGAATTAAATGAATTAGATATGATAGATTATGGATCTGATATAGAACCTGAAAATAAGGTTTCAGCAAAAGAAGAAAATATTTCATCTCCAAATAATAGTCAGGAAAATGAAAGAAATATTAATTACGACCAAAATTTTGATTCGCATGATAATGGATATACAAAGGAATCAATAAAAAGTGAAGGAAAAAATGATTCAGAAAATATGAATACAAATAATTATCATACTTCTAGAGATTATGACAAATCAAATTATAGACGAAAAGGATATAATAGCAATTATAAATATCAAAATTATGATAGAAGTCATAGAAATCATGCCGATTATAATAACAATAATGAATATAATAATAATAATAGTGATTATCATAGTAATCGTGGAAATCATAAACAATATTATTCACCAAAGAAATTTAGTGGAAATAATTATGAAGATAATAAATATAATAGAAATTATGATAATCAAAAATATTATAATAACAATAATAATAATTATAAAAATGATAATTATAATAATTTTAGAAATACAAGAGATAATCATTTACCAATGTCATTTAGGGAAAATAATCTCAATACTTCACCAATAGAAAATAGAGGACATAGAGGAAGAAAAAGAAAAATGTCTAGTTATACTACCAAAGATAAAAATTCCTTAGCACCATTTCCATATATTCCAATTGAAAGAGATGAAAGATATAATCAATATAATAATTATAATCATCATAGATCTTCATATAATAATAATTCGTATTATTCTAAAAATTATGATAGATCATCGAATTATGCTTCCGATATCGCAGAAAAAAGAAAAGAAAGATTTAATTCTTCAAAATCAGAAGAAAAAATAGATTCAAATAATCAACAAGAAATAACTTCTCAAAATAAAGAATCTTCGCCACAATATAATTTACTACCAACATCAACAATAAATCCATTCGCTCAAAATGAGCAAATAGATTCAAGCTTTTTATCAAATGCACAGACACCAGCAATATCAAATCCATTTCAATAAAAATGTTTATTATATATTTATCAAATAAATTCTCATTTTCAGAAGTATCCTTTGTTAATTTAAATCATTTATATTATTAAATCATTTATATTATTAAATCATTTATATTATTAAATCATTTATATTATTAAATCATTTATATTATTAAATCATTTATATTATTAAATCATTTATATTATTAA